CGCACTCGGCGCAGGAGTAGTAGGGGGACCGGCACTCCATCGACTGCATGAGCGTTCCGGCCTTGTAGTTGAGTTCCGCCTCCTCGATCACCTCGGGGAAACGGTGCCCCCATAGAGCCAGCGCCGTCTCGATCTTCGAGCGCGGCACGCCGTCTTTCTCCGGCGTCTTCAACTCGGTGTCGGCGATCAGCCCGACAGCCGTTCGCGGGTCGTGCATGACGGTGACCGGCATGAACGCTGGGGTGAGCGACTTGATCCCCAGCTCACCGGCAGTCCAGACGTGACCATTGCGGTTGGGGTTGTCGGCCTCGACGTAGCTGCCCTGGAGCCAGACCAGGTTTTCATTCGGCGCCATGTCGCGGAGCTGTTTGGCGAACGCGAAATGCTCGATCTCGTCCTCGCGGGGTTTGATCGGGGCGATCGGGGCGACCAGGAAGACGCTCTGGCCGCGCTCGAAAACTTGCGGCTCCATCTTTTCTAATTTACGACTGGAGTCGGCGGTTTAGCTGTCGGCGGGGTCCGGCCCCGGCTCCGGCTCCTCGGGCATCTTCACCGAGTAGCCCCACCGCAGCACCTTCTCCTCTGCCTCCAGAGCAGTGAACTCGGTGTCGCGGAAGGAGAGCAGCTTCGCCACCCAGGCGTTATCGCGCGTGCGCTGGCCCAGGATCATCGAGAGGCCGCCGCTCAGCCGGATCGCTTTGCAGTCGCCGACCTCGTAGCTCGGGTTGACCGGCACGTAGAGGGTCGTGCCGCGCTGGACCGCCTCTTCGTGGTCGCCGTCGAGGATGCTGCGCTCGGTCGTGGTCACCCGGCCGACGGTGCGATGCTCGAACTGGTCGAGGATCGCGTAGGTGATCTCGCCCATCCGCACGACGGCATCGACTTCCTCCTCGTACCAGGAGCGGATCGTCTCGCCGGGGTTCTGAGTGAGCAGCCGTTTCGGTTCCGGCAGCCCCGGCGGCGAGCCAGGGGGCTGGTCGCGGCTGCCCGGCGGCCGACCCGGCTGGTTGTCCTGGGGACCGGCGTCCGGCGAGGAGAACGGCACGGCAGCCGGTTGCAAAATCTCGTCGGCGCCGGAGTCGATCTCGCGTTTGCGCTGCTCGACCGCCGCGTCGAAGTCGAAGCCCGCGAACTCGACGGCCCATTTGCGCGGGATGTCGCCACGGTCGCGCAGCTTGAGCATGTAGTCGGTGAAGAACTGGGTGCCCTGGAGGACGATCTTCGGGAAGGCGAGGCTCGGTGCCCGCCGGAAGACGTTCGAGTTGCGGTTGATGATCTCCTCGTAGACGAAATCCTCGACGTGGGTCTTGATGAGCGCCCTGTCTGAGGTAACGACCCTGGCCTTCGACTCCTGGTCGGGGTTGCTGTTCGAGCCTTTCACGGGCTGTTCCTGGGCGGTCTCGGGAATGCGCAGCATCGCCTGAGCGATCTTCCGGCCAAGAAGGCGACGTTTCTCGGGTTGCAGCAGCGCTTCCATTTTCGGCGTGATGACCTCGAAGCTCAGCCGGTGGTCGCCGACGATCACCCCGGTCTTCGAGGCCACGCGGACGACCTGCTGAAGATTGTCGATCTCGTCTTTCTGGGCTGGGCGCTGGTCGGTTCCCTTTTTCGCGACGACGATGAAGTTCGAGCCGCCCTGGAGGAGCGCGAAGTCCATGATGTTGAGCAGACGCTTCGCCTCCAGCAGAGCGAACTGCCTCGTCATCAGCGGCTTCGGGTACTTCCACTGCCCCTTCGGGAAGGTCGAGCGGTGGACCATCTTCGGGTTGAGGAAGTAGAGGTTGTTCCAGCCCCACCGCATCGCATAGGTCGGGTTGTCTCGATCGATCAGCTCCTGTGGAACTTTCCCGGTGAAGAGGTTGGCCGAGACCCGATCTTCGCGGCCCATCTTGGCTTTCACTGCGGCGGGGGTCTTGGGGTCAAAGAATTTCTCCAGCCAGCGGGCGAGGCCATCGCTGTCGGGCAGGTAGGCGAGCTGGCCGGTGCGGAACATGTCGTTGCCGACGACACGGATGTTCTCCGCGTGCAGGACACCGATCAGCGGGACCGCCAGGCGTTTGCTCAGCCGCCGGTCACTGCCCTGGAGGGTGTAGTTCACCTGCTCGCGGGTAAACAGCATCGCCGTGTTCACCTGCGAGGAGATCAGCAGCTCGCGGTACATCTCCTGGAGGGCAACCGTGAGGCCGGTGTATTTCGCTTTCGCCATCTCGGTGAAGAGGGCGACCGTGGCCTCGTCTTCGCCCTGGTGTTCGTAGCCGTCCCCGAAGGCAACCGCGATCATCTCGCCAATCACGGCCGCCACGTCGTCATCGCGCTCGGCGAGCGATCGCGCCAGTTTGATCTCGTCTATGACGTTCGAGGGGACCTGGAATTTGCGACGGGCGAGAAGCGAGCCTTCCGAGGAGTAGGTCTGGAAGGTCGAGCGTTCGACGCCTGCGAGGGAGGCATGCTCCACGAACATGTCGCGGACTGCCTCGATGACCGGGGCATCGGCCAGCTCCGTCCGGTTGTCGATGATGACCCGATCGGGCATCTCCTCGACCTGGCGCCGCATTGCCAGCGCGTCCGGGACGATCAGCCCGGTCTCCGTCTGCTCCATCCCTCCTAATCTACGAGCCGCACCGGCGTTGTCGCCCGCACCGCGCCGGTTAAGCCCCCGCGCTCGCCGGTCTAACGCCGGGAAACCGGGTCCTTAAGACGCGAAGACCCCCGGTGCTGACTCGGGGGTCTTCGCACTTCGATACTTCGTCACTCCCCTGATGCATTATCTGGTTTCTTCGAGGGACCGGATGCAGCAGGACGCGGGCATCCTAGCAAACTTTGCGTCCCTGGGGAAGAAGTCTGCTACCCCTCCCAGAAAGTCTATCTTACGAAATCCGTAATATGGATGTCGTAAATTGCGCCCGCCCCTCGGTCAGGGAGGATCGGGGGGCGGGCGCTGGTCCTTTGCCCGAGGACGAGGGCAGCATAGCTAAGGAGTCGGCTCCCCCTCGACGCCGAAGAGGCCGCCGGGCTGGTCGAGGACGCCGCCGACGAAAGGCACGCTGACCCCGCCGGGCCTGCCCGCGTCCTCGGCAGCCCCGTTGACGATCGAGGCGACCCACTCCTTGATCGCGTGGCGCACCAGGTCCTTGAACGCCTTGCGCTGCTTGGGGTCGGTGAAGGTAGCGTCGCAGAGGGTGAGAAGGCGCCCGACGAGGTTGTCGAACTCCACCCAGTTGACTCCATACAGCTCGCGGACCTCCCGGACCTCTTTCTGCTCGGGTTCCGGCGCTTTGCCGAGGGTCCTGTTGACGACAATGAGCTTCCCGTTGAGGGAGACCTGAATCCTCACATCGGTGTTGACGCCGGGCTTGGTGCCGTCGGTCTCGAAGAACTCGACGGTCGGGCCAGTGTCCTGGCTCATGGTGATCCTCCTATGGACTTGACGGGCCGCCCATGTGCCCTACGGCAGACGGCGACCCACGACTTGACTTGACCTGGAGGAAGCTAGGGAGAAGGCCGGACGGAAATCGGACTAGGCGACATCGATGGTGACGACGCCGGGTTCGACTTCTTCGGCTTTCAGGCCGGGGCCGAGATTGATCTGCCTGATGTCGGTTTGGGCATCAACCTGGAGCTGTGGGAGGGCCGAGATGATCGCCATGCCTTCACCGTCCAGAGCGTTCTCCATTTTCATACCGTCACTGAGCTGTATGCCGCGAAGTTGCTCGTCTGGTCCGAAGCTGAAGCCTTCGCCGTTGCTTTGGATGCGGAAGCCTGAGCGGATGCGACCCTGGGCGACATCGGTGGGATCGGCGTCCAGCCCCGCGCCGATCAAGAGACTGGTGATCTCCAGCTCGAACCCTTCTTCGTCGCGGAGGACGACGTTGGCTCCGCCACCACCTGCCCCCTCCAGAGCAGTTAGGCGCTCGGCATGGCGGTCAAGCTCCTCGCGGAAGCTGTGCGATCCGATGTCTCGACCCATCGCGGCGGAGCATACACCCCTACCCCCCCGTAATCAGCGTGTAGGCCCGGCTCGACACGCCATCGTCCTTCTCAAGCCGCTTGATCTGCTCGCCGAGCCGGTCGATCAACCTCTTGGCCGTCTGGATGGAGCCGTAGAGACCGGGGTTGGTTCGCCTCTTCGCCTCGACCACTTCGGGGCCGGTCCTTTTCGAGTTCGAATGCAGCTCGATCTCCCAGCCCTCGATCTGGTCCCATTCTTCCTGGAGGACATCGAGGGCTTCCTGCACGATCAGCTTTGCCAGGTGGGCTTCCTGACGGCCTTCTGCCGTAAGCAGAAGATACGACTCAAGTTGCTCGATCTTCTGCCCAGGCGACAGCGGCTGACCCTCGGAGTCCTTGACCCGTAGGTTGGGAATTCTGATGCGGCTGACACGTTGCAGCGTTTCCTTGCACTCCTCCAGAGCGCTCACCACAGACCGCCGCTATCCAGCATCCCTTCAGAGGGGTCGGTGGAAAGGTCAAGGGCGGTGTCCAGGATCGAGGCTGGCTCAGCGTTCAACTGTGCTTCGATCTCGTCAGCCTTGAACGCCATGCCCATCGCACGGAAAGAGTCGAGTATGTGGAACATGTTCGGCTTCGATTTACGCTCACCGACTGCTTTCACCCTCTGCTGGGTCTCGCCCTGCATGTCGGTGGTGATCGCCGTGTCGAAGGGCAGAAGCATGAATCCGTCGTCTACGAACTTGCGTAGGTATCGGGTGCTGGCCTCGATCATCGGCATATAGGTGACGGGTCGCTCGATCCCAGTCCTCGGATCGATCTCCATCTTCACTGCGGAGCCGAACTGGTCGCGGAGCTGGCCGTTCGAGTCGGTGACGACGAAGCTCTCATCCACGTTGACCGGGACCTGGGCATTGAATTTGTAGCCGCGCTGGACTTCGAGCAGCCGCCCTGGCGCCGTCTCGTCATCCTCCATCGCCTGAAAGATCGGGGCACCGAGGCCGGTCGCGTCGATGCCGAACGCCTGGAGCTTGCCGCCGAAGTGCCAGCCAAGCGCGTACATGGCCTCGCGGATCGAGCGCTCGCGGAACCGCTCCATCGTATACCGCCGGATCAGCTTCAGCCGGGGCACCTTGTCGATCGTCTCATGGCTGAAGACGGAGATAACCGTCGGCGAGGTCGTCAGGCCGATGTCGGCGCCGCAGTAGACATCGCCGAACTGGGGCGGGAGGTTCAGCGCCTCCCCGATCGACATCCGCATGTCGTCAAGTTCCTCGGCGCGCAGTTCCTGGTGGACGTACTCGACCTCGTTGTAACGGGACTCGCGATTCTGGTCCACGCAGGCGATCAGGCGGGAGGTCACGAAGTAGGGCGAGGCAGCCGACCCCGGCTCGCCGTAGATGTTCCGGCGGTAGTCGGGCGAGGAGGTGCCACCATACGCCGCCTTCGCCGCCTCCTTCTCCTCGGCCGACCAGCCCGGCCGCTGCATCGCGGTGATCTGGATCAGCTTGAAGACACCCTCGTTGACGCGCTTGAAGAAGCCAGAGTCGCGCGCACCCGAGTGGACGCCATAGAAGTGGTAGGTGAAGTCCGGGTTGCCCTCGGCATCGGTGTGGTCCTTTTCCACGGTCTCATGTATCTCGATCCAGCCTTTTTCGGGGTAGTCTTGGGCCTCCTCCACGATCAGGTCTGGCTGATGCTGGCCCTTGACACCGGTGCCAGTCACCTTCGGAATGCGGCCAACGATTTTGGTGCCGTCGAGGAAGTCCACCTGGAAGGGTCGGTGCGTGAAGCCCGATTTCTGGTTGCGGGTATCCAGGAACTCGCGGGTGATCCGGGTATCCTGGATGCGATCCTCGATCGAGTCGGTGAGGGGCAGGAGATGGATCAGCTCGGGCGCGGTGACCAGCAGATTCTCGCCTATGCGTTTGAAGGGGTGAGTGAACGCGCGGGCCTTGATGCTCTCCGTCTTGCCTACCGACCTCGCGCAGGCGGCACCGGCATAGCGATCGTGGATGCGGAAGAGGGGGTACTGGTAGTCCCTGACCCTATAGCAGCCCCCGTACTCCCGGTTGGCCGGGTCGTACCAACACAACTCGGTGGCAAAGATCGGGTCCTGGAGCAACGCCATGAGCAACATGTCGTCCTCGTCAAACGTCCATAGACCCTCAGCCCAAACGATGTTTTCGCCGGAGCCGAGACCATCGATCATCCCGAGGGCCTGGCTCAAAGCCGCCCCTTAGCCATCAGGAAGACCCAGATCATAAAGACCAGCTCCCATACCACAACCCATGCGGATACCTTGAGGAATTCGTGGACCGTTTTCCAGCTCCACCGGCGCTTTTTCTTAGAGCTGTCCAACGAACACCTTCCCCTTCTCTTTGGCGAATTCCTTGTCTACCTCCTCAAGGCGGGCAAGTTCCTGCGACGCCCACTCCATCACCTTCTCAGGCGAGAGGTCTTCGTACGCTTTATCCTCATCGTCGGCATTTTGCAAGACACGCAGTTTCCACTTCAGCTCCATGCAGAATTCTTCATAGGCCAACACCCGCTTAGAGATGTGCACCCCCATCTGGTGTGCGGCTTTCTTCAGTTTGGTCACATAGTCGCCGACAGTGTGCTGCCCTCCGGCCTCACGGGTCTTCTTATCGATCCCCAGGGACGACTCCAATTCACGAATCTCTTTCGAGGCGTTGGTGATCGCTTTCTGCGCGCCAGCGACATCGTTGGCCGAGGGCGGGTTGTGTTTGTAGCGCCCGGTAGGCACCCCGCCATGATCCAGCTCGGGTTCCATCCCGTTCAGCCGCTGCTCGGCGCGGAAGATGATCAAGTGCTGGGAGAGGATGGCACCCAGCAGCGCGAGATCGTTGGCTTTGGTCAGCGAGTAATCCCTGACGTACTTATCGCGGAGCTGTTCCCAGACTTCAACCTCGTCCGGGCCGATCAGGGTGAGCTTGCCGCCGCCTGGGCGTTCGACCTCAAACTGCTGTTCCTGGGGCTGCTGCGCTTCGCTCACCCTCATCCTCCTCCGCTTTGCTTAGCCGATCGTCAAGGCGATGATCCTCGCCACCATATAGCCGTGCCAGGTAAGAGTGCGCGCGGACCCCCATCTTCTCGAAGGCGTAATCGATGTGCATGTCGAGGAGCTTCGAGAGCGGAATCACGCGAGACCTGTTGTGGTGTGAGGCGTGACACTCGATGCACAATCGCATACTGTTCCGCGAGTCGTATACTGGATGCCCTTCCCGCCGAAGATGCTGCGCATAGACGACATGGTGTGGGTGCCAATCACTCCCGGCCTTGCCACACATCTGGCAGCACCGCTGCTTCTGCGCAGCTTCACGGAAAAGCTGATGCGAGATGCGCTCAGCTTCACTCTCCCTCGACTTCGGTTTCCGCCTAAGTCGAGTCTTCTTCACGGAATTCTCCGTACAGTCGCTTCATCATTATCTCCGCGCTGGCCTGCCAGTCTCCCTCCTGCCACGGACGGACCCTGAAGACGCGGACCATCCTAGTCGGCGCGAACCGGCGCCTGGTGCGCCGCATCCAGTAGCGGCGGAAGTGGGCGACGCTCTCATGGCCTTCTCGCAGCAGCGACTCCTCGGAGATCGCCATCAGCGGCTCTTGCCAGGTCTCCTCCAGCATCATCAGCGCCGCATCGTAGGCATCGCTCGGGTGGCGGCTTCTGACGTGGCGATAAGCCACGACTGGAGTCGGAGGCTCGATGT